CACCAGAAACATTTACCACATACCCTTGTAAAGTTATTAGTCCACCATGCTGTACCAGTACATGATTTAGTATGTGGATAAATTTCTTTAAGCATAAACGGATGTTGGAAATAAACATCAGCAACAAATTTCTTATCAACATTAATAAATGGCTGATATATTTGTCTAGCCATTGTTGGCCAATTCTCATCATGAGTACGGCGAGGCTCACTTACATCTAAGAATCCACCAGCTATCATTTCTTCTTCAGATGGATTTTTTGACATGCCATCAAATCGTAATGGATGATCGTATTTGTTCATAAGACCTCTTGTGATTCTATCTATTAATAGTACCTTTACCATTCCAACAGTTGTCATATCTTTATATCTTTCATAATGTTTGATACAATAGTTAGCATCAGCAAAATGCTTAGGGTCTTTATCATCAAATTCGAATACTTGTATATCTTGTAGATTAGCATGTGGAAATTCTTTTTGCATCTTATCAATAAACATGATTGCAGAATCTGCATCAGCAGGTGCATTTAAATCTCTACATGTATATGGTAACCATTCAATCTCTGGGAAATGTGTGAGGCACAGATAAAGTGCTGCAGCAGAATCACATCCACCTGATAACGATACTAAAACTTGTTCAGGTAAACCATTATCTCCAAGCTTAACATCAACTAATTCTTTACAATCTTCAACGTTGAATAAATCAATCGTTATTCCATTATATGTTACTTCCATTATGTATTCCTTGTATTTCTCCAAGTCTCTAATTCTTTAGTGACATTAAAATATTCTTCGTTCTTAATTTTCTTTACCGTGTTTTTCTTACTTGGTGCTGGAAAATTATTATAAATTTCTTTCATATTGTCACGTATGTTTCTTGCTTGAGGATCAAATCCTCTATTCGTTTTTACTAACAATAAAGTAAAGCCTTCATCTTTTGCCATTTGTTTTGCAATCTCTATCTCATGTTCGTTATAACCAAAAACAATATACTGCCAAACAATAGCAACACCCATTGATTTACCTAATCGCATCGTCTCCCATACTTCATCAAAGTTTGAACCGATACGATACAGTTCACTCTTCTTATCTATACCATCTACGCCAAAGTACCATGCATTCTCATTCATACCATAAGTGAATGCTTCTTCCCACCATTCACGAGTGTGACGACCTTTAACTGATTGACCACATGTGGCAATGCGTACACCTCTTCCAGTACCATCTAGCATTTTCAAGAATGTTAAAAAGTTTGGATTGTATATTGGATCTGATATTTGACCACAGAATGTTACACAATGTTGATAGTAATCTAAAAGCTTTTGAAAATCTTCTGTCTCAAGATCATATGCTCTCTTAATACGTGGTCCACCTTCTTTCTTTTGTCTTAAACATTGTGGACACCTTAGAATACAACGATGTGATGAGTCAATATTAGGTGATCCCCATACCTCGTTATGTGCATACCAATCTGAAACTCTATCTGTAGGTTGTAGCTCTGTAAATCTTGCCATTATATTGTTTCCGTCAAGTATAAATTATTATCTTTCCTTAAATTACCACACTTATATTTACAATGTTTCATCGCATGCTTTTGGTCATATAGTAATGTATGGAAGAAATGATCCCACTCTTCTGATTTAAATATTGCTTCAATCGATTCAGCTTTATTTACTCGAAGGTGTTCATCTTTTAATCCAAAATATTCTACACCAAAATCATTCTTTGGGTCATCTAACCAACAACATGGTAACATAAAGCCATCGGATGTATAGGCAGCAGGTTTATGATAAGCTTTTGGTTCAAAGGTTAAACACCGTGGTTTAATCTCTAATACAAATTCACCGATATCAAGTTCTTGTTCTTGATCTTCCTTTTGCTTATTCATTGCTGCCTCACTCGAACTCATTACTGTTTCTCTCCATTTATATATACATCTGTTATACCTTCAAATGTAGGGAACTTAAATAGTGCATCATCATCACCTTGTCTACGATCTTCAGGTAAATCTTTATTCATAGTTTCCTGGTGTAAAGTTCTATCAACTCCTGGATTATCATATCCTATACCGATAAGCAGCTTAGGATTTTGCATGCTGCCATCTGGGTCTAATGGTAATAAATGTGCTATCTCATCATCTTCTAGTGCTGAACATATACCTGTTTTATATCCCATCATTGCTGCAGAATTTAATAATATTCCAACTGAAATACCAATTGAAAAATCTATTTGCTCTTCATAAAGTGATTTAACGTTTGGTGATGCTCCATCTACTTTAGCCATGAAGTGTGTACCACCTCTTACTGAACGCTTATCCTCGCAATAAACAAACATAGCATTTGCTAAAATCTGAGAATTCTTTACAGAAAAATGATCATCTTGATAAAAGTTTCCATCAATATCTGCAAACATATTTTCAGGTGGTTTCCAGTCATCTTCATTTTCTGGTGATACATCAGTTACAGGATATACAGAAAACTTTTTAGTTTGATCATATATCTCTCTAATCTTTTCTTTGTGTGTAAATACATGTAAAGAAAAGTGTGTTTCCATTTGTTTCTTTGGACTATTTTGTGCTGCATAAATTAATGTTTCTAAATCTTCTTCTGGAATCTGTCTATCTAAATCCCAGTTTCTTTGTGCAACTCTAGCAACGTCCACCGCTTGTTTTACTTCGGTTCTTCTTAATCTTGGATCCATTATGTTGCTCCTATTTGTGGTTGAATTTTTTGAACTTTATTATTTAAATCTACAACTTGTATATCATTAATAAAGCCTTCATCTCTCTTTTGTATTGCTGCGGGATTATAAAACTCTTCTAGTTCTGGAAAAACTTCAAATAAGTGCATCTCCCATTTTGTTCCTTTGTATTTGTTATCTTGCATCAATAAATAATCTAATGCGTCTTGATGACTAAGACCATGGTTGCCTTCCATTAATACATTTTGTATGTCTGGAAAATCCTCATACAAAGGTATAAGTTTATTTTTTATTTTTTGTGGCAACACATTAGCACATAGCTTAGCTGGACCTCTAATGTTTGACCAATTAATTTGTTTTATTATATCTCCATTAGTCTTTGCCCATTCTATTAATTTATAGAAATTAAGTACAGATAAGAATGATATAGTTCCATTTATGTTTACTTCTACATTAGGATATAGACTCACATATTCCATGTTCCTTTTAATCTCTTCCCAATTAGATCTGCGTCTTATATAATTATTTTCTTCTTCGATACCATCTAACGATACTGTAAATTCAAATAAAAGAAACTCAGGAATGTATTCTGTAATCTTATGTTTTTCAAATTCTAATACTGTCATATTTGTTTGGTACTTAAGCATAATATCTTTAGCATGACCTGTATCAATAACTGCTTGTAATAATTTATAAAACTTCTTCATGACTAAAGGTTCACCACCAATTAATTTTAAATTATATATGTATGGAGATAACTCAGCAATTTGCCGTATGACATCATCAATCATTGTAACTTTAGGAAGTTTTAGTCTTTGCTTAGAATAATCTGAGAATACATTTTCATCTTTTAATTCTTCTGAATGCATTGTTTGAAGTCTAACACTAGAATCATATGGTATACACATATAACAATCTAAATTACATTGGTTACCAAAGACCTTTACTTGTACTTCAAATATTCTTTCTTGTAATGTAACTCTACCATCTTTTCTAAATTCCTCAACAGAATTACGTATTCTCGGCCATAGTCTAATATCGTTTGATTGAATTTTCATTGAGGCTTGGCGTCTTGACCGGCCGTAAAGTTCTTCCTGGTGTCTGCAATTATAACATGTCTTATCAACTTGCTTAAGATCAGAACCAGGGGTAAGCATCTCTTCACGCAATTTATTTAAACTTTCATCTCTTGTAAAATAATCATAAAGGGTAGTATTTTCAATATTAGGTCCAACTTGTTCTTCGGCCCATGAGCATGGTGCAAGTTCTCCCATTGTATTTGTATATAATAAAGAGAACGGTGCAGAACAAAACCAAATTTCTTCATTCTTAATTTGTTCTTCTAAGTCAGGTAAATTCTCAAACCATTTACTAGTATCTACTTTGCCACCACCCAAGAACTTATCACCAGGGCCACCTTTAGTCATGTGTTTATTTAATTCTTTAGACATAGTCATCACTGGTTGCAAATGTAGTTGCTTTGTTAATACCTATATGGGCTGCTACTACTTTTTTATTTTTCTGGTGTTTCTTATCACGATCTTCTGGTTTTATATAAAATTCTTTTAACTCTGGAAATACATCAAATAAATGTGATTCCCATCTTGTTCCTGTATAATATTCATCACCTTTCAATAAGTAATCAATCACTTCTTGAAGATCTGCACCAGGATCTTGAGGCAGTTTAAGTGCTGCTTGAATATCAGGCCAGAGTTCATACTTAGGAATTAAATCTTTTTTAATTTTTTCTGGTAGGTTATTTACTCTGAAATTTATTGGTGTTTCTAATAAAGCCCAGTTTATTTGATCTATGATAGGATTGTCTAAACAATAATCAATCACTTCATAAAATCTCATTACACTTAGCAAAGAAACTAATCCATTAAAGTCAACATTGACATTATCGTATCTTCTACAATACTCAGTGTTCTTTATAACCTTATCCCAATCGGTTCTTCTTCTCATATACTCAATAGTTTTACCAACACCATCAACAGATGCTACCATACAAACAAGTTTAAAGTGAGGTATATAGTCAAAGATATTATGGTTACCAGCTTTTGTTTCTGTTAGGTTTGTTTGGTATTTGATTATAATATGTTGAGCTTGATCTGCTGCAATTAATCTTTTTAATAACTCATAATGCTTTTTCATAATCAGTGGTTCACCACCGATGATCTTAATGCTTCGTATATATGGTGCTATCTTCATGGTCTGTTCTATCATGTCTTCTACATTATTACCATCGATATTACCATTCTTAAAGTTTTTCATGTTTGCTTTTTTTACAACACCAGTTTGTTTATCAATAGTATCTACTGGTACATTCCATGAATAACTACCAAACACTTCATCGCTCCATACTCCTTCTGAAGCAACCTTTTGTCGTATTGAAGAATTGTCATGCATACACATAAAGCAATCTAAGTTACACTCATCACCATAAACTTTTAATTGAACTTCAATCATTCGTTGTTCCATCTGGAACTGGCCAGTCATTTGAAACATTTTTACTTCGTCTTCAATCATTTGCCAATAGGTACTATCATTGCTAGCAATTTTAATACTTGCAGTTCTTCGTGATCTACCATAACGTCTCTCATCAGCTATACATCTCTTACATGCCTTCTTAGTAAACTCAAAGTCAGACTTTGGATCTAGCATTTCATTACGAATATTATTCATATATTCGCCATCTTCCATCCATCCTTTTAATGTTGTATTGTTTACAGTATTATTTGGTAAACCATTCCTACCATCTGCTTCTGCGCCAAAACAACATGCTGCATAATGACCACCCATTTCTATATACAATTGAGTAAATGGAATGTGACAAAAGAATAACTCTTGGTCTTTTGCTTTTTGAGCATATGTTCCTTTCTCAAGTACATCAGGATTATAATTCCATGGACCTGTATTATCTCCTTGTTCTTCTATAAGAGGATCAACAAACCAAGCTGATGTATCAACTTTGCCATCAAGTAAAGACATTTCAAATTCATTGTCACCTGGACCACCTTTAGTCATAAACCTCGGTAATGGCTTTACTGCTTCCTTAGGTATTTCATTCCATTCATCTACATAGTTTGAAATGTCAAAATTTTCTTCACTCATTGTCCTATTCCTCTTTTAGATTCACCCTTGTCATTAACGACATATTTTAATTTTGGATCTAACCATATTGTATATACTCTGCTTATAAGATCGATCTCTTTAAATACATCATTCTTCTTGATTGCATTATATATATCTCCAAATGCAGTCATATTTACTTCAACTTGATTTAAACCACTTACTTGATAATCAGCACACATAGGAAGAAATATCTGTACAGGATATCCTGCTTTAGCCCAGTATAATGAAGAATATGAGGTTGCATCAAAAACACAACCTACAGTATTACAACCACCTACAACAACATTTTGAATTTTATAACCCTTTTGAGCTACCTTTAATACAATATCATCAACCGTAGGTGGATTATCTGGATCAATATTTATCCATGTGTGACGACCTTCTTTTTCTGTCATCACTTGAAGTTCATTCATTTTACTATGAAGATCAGTATGGTCTGATACGATAATTAAATTAAAGTAATCAGCATCTGACATATCATTAAATAATAATTGTTTTAAGTATGAATACCTAAGATTATTAGTCATCTCATCTGATACCAGTGGATGTCCTTCAAAATCAATTAATAAAAATATAGTTTTTTCCATAGTATATTATAACATAGTTTAGTTCAAATGTACAACTTTATACCCAGTTTATTACGCTCTCCGGCTCCGGTTTTAAGTCTAGTTCATGCATTACCTGATTAGTTCTTGCCATGAATTCTCTTCGTGACTCCTCACAATTTCCAAGACTCATAAGTAAAAGCACAGGGTGTTCTACCCATGGTAAGTCACCCCATTCTTTTATATCTGCTGGAAAGCAAAGTATAGTTGAAGCATCTATTCCAGCCTCGATAGCAAATGAAGTTAGGTTAGCTGCAAACATACCTACCTCAACAGAAGTACCTCTCGCTATTGATGGTAAAGCTTCTGCATGCATTTGTTCATAATAGTCACCTTCTCTTACATTTTTCTGATACATTTGATTACCCATCTCAACTCTTTGAGTGATAACTAAAAGATATGGTGCAGATGTTAGATGGTCAAAGTATATATTAGTGCCATCTTTGTCATCCCATTCTTCAAACTCGTTAAACTCAGAACCTGGTATTTGTTCTTCGTTAGTACGTTTTTTATTCTTCTTTGATTTATTCCATACTGATATTTTTTCAGCTTGTTTATCAGGGCCTAATACATTTACCTGATATGGCATAAAGTTATTCTTTGAAGGTGTTACCTTCCATGCCTTCCATAATAGTTCTTCAATAAGCTCTTTTGCTGGAGCTACATCGGAGAACTTCATTATATGTCTTCTCTTATCTAGATGTTCTAGTTGATCCATTTCTTTCTCTTTTATTGTTAAAAAATATACCGTTGTTTATTTGTTCCTTTAGTTCTTTCCAACCACCCTTTTTAGGATTTATTACTATTTGAATCCAGTATTTAGTTTTTTTACTTTCATAAATTACTTGGTGTTGGTGAACCATACCGTTATGCAGGATAGGTATTACATTATTATCCTTATCATACTTGTATTTATGCTCGTAAAGAAGCTTACCATGCTCTGATTGATATTGTAATTTATAACTATCATCAGTATCATATGGAAATATTAAAACACATCCGGTATCTTTATGTGCTAAAAAATCTACACCTTGAATTTTTTCACTTAAGTAAGCACGTATTGGATCTTCTTTAAATAAATCCTCATTAATTATATTGTATACTGCGTGAGGTCGTGGTATCTCATAACATATTATACCGTCATACCATACTTGTCCTTTTATATCACCATCAAATAGAGCGGGTTGCTCTGCTGGAGTGGCAGGAACAGGTAATCCTTTTTTAAGAAATATCTTTTCAGCATCCTTACGAGATTTGGCTGGAGGTAATTCTGGTCTACTGTCTAAAAGTTTATTTAAAAAATCTCTACATGAGTTTGCTACTTCAGCAAGTTGTGGTAGTTCTACACAATATTCTTCAGGATCTAAACCTCCATAGTCTGGTATAAGTTCTGGAAATGTATCAAATAAAGTGAGATCAAATAAATTTTCTTTATTATAAGTTGTCATCATATATTCATATAATTCTTTTGAATCGAAATCTTCTTCAGGTGGCTTTCTTAAAACATCAGCTATATCTTTAAAGTTTCTAGTCTTCTCATATTTTTTAATTAATTTATCTTTAAGTTTTTGTGGTAAATTATTAGCTTTCATCATACTATTGT